TGCTCGCGAAGGTTCAGCACTTGCGTACCTACATCCTTCTTTAGGCTTCAAAATGGTTGTGGCATAACGGATATTTCGATCCGCCCCCATTCCCTATTTCAACCGACCGGCCGGGTTTATCATCTATGCAGAACCGCTGCCTCCAACTCATCAACTTCAGGAAAGAGTTTCGACAAACCGTTGAACGAATCAACTGACGTTAGTGTACATCCTTGGGAGGGTTTCCCCATAATCCATCTTTCCTTAATTGTTTACTAGAGCGGGAGCGCTAAGCTACACGTGGTACCTACGGCGTTAAGGTCATTTCTTATCCTTAGCGAACAGCTCAACCGAGCCGACGTCTACCTCTCCCGCGAGGAACTCCTCATACGTGGGCAATTTCCCTCTCATTGGTATGAGTAGCGGAAATCCACGATCAATATGCCTCACACGCTGCATAAACACTTTGGCGCCACCCACACTTCTGGAAAGAACCCCAGACTCGCGACCATACAAGTACGGTTTAAAGTCGGGGGCATCTTCCCTGGTGGCCGAGATGGCTAAGTGAAAGCGCATAGCAGCGCGTGAGCTTGAGAAAACCTCATAGCCCGTCCTCCATTTCCAAGCGGCTAATTCAGCCAAGTTTTCCTTCTTCTCCTGATCATCCAAAAGATCGGGATCGACATACTCACAAGTGAGAGTCAATCCATTCTCTATTTTCAGACTAGGCACAATCCGGTTACTCGGCCCAAGTCGCAATCCAAATTTCTTTGTCGCTCTGTACGCCAATGGGCCCCGAAAGCCCAAATCGTGCGTAGTCAGACCTAAGGGTCTAATTTTTCCTATGTTCCAGCTAAACCAAGCCAAAGCGGCACGATACCGCAATGACCCCTTGAGTCCGGCTATAAAATCATCAAAACCCTTCGAGAGAGTATCTAAAGACTCAGACTCCCGTAACATTCCCATTCGGACAGTCGCGACCACACGATAGAAAACGCCGAAGCGTTGACAAAGTGTGGAATTAAGCGAACCGAACTCCGGTGAAACGGAAGTTTTTGTCTTTTCAACTTCAAGGGAGAGCGAACCTACTACATCCATCCAGCGCGCACTGAAGTGCGGGCCAGACCGGAAAAGTATGTCATCTCCATTGATCAAACACGGGAAACCTGAATTGTCAATTCCAACAGACTCGCCTGCATACAAGAAAGCGATTCTATTCTGCAAGCAGAGCAGTGGAAAAGACAAAAAAGACCCCATCATTTGACCCCTCGAGGGAACAAAATCATTAATACCGTGCTCTAGGTTAAACAAGTGGGGACGCAAGATACTCATGGCGTATGCTTTCATCGATCCCGGCACAGAGACCGTGGACCTAAGCAACTCGTCAAGAATAGCCTCGGCAACCTCAATAGAAAGGTTGTCGGTGGCACTCTTATAATCCCCAGAAGTCAAGGTCTCACCTTCGACATAAGAAAAACCAGCGCGCTGTAGAACGTCAGTTGTAAAATCACCGCGGCAAAGCCAACTCTCGCGCGACAGTCTATCATAGATCGCTTTATGAAGCGGTCTCAAGTGTATCGCGTCCGCCGAGAATTTGCTTAATGGGCGGGGCTTGCCCGCGCTTTGAACAACAGTGAGAGCCGAAGACGTACTGAGAGGACGGGTTGCCCCATCCAAACAAGTAGTCAGGAACTCATCATGTCGAAAGCGACCAGGATAAGGCTCCGTGTTGGACACGAACCCATGAAGTCCACCCGCACTACGGCGATTTTCCAAACATGCTGACAAAGAAGGATCGGTTGCAAGCACACAAGATTCGTAGGATCCGGAATCCCACCCGTGAGGGAACAGGTTCCGAACGATCCGACGCGCAAATGTGATGTAACCGCGAGGAAGAGAGGGGGGTGGAGACTGGAAATGGTTAGCGACGGATGAAAGTAAAGGGGCTTCCATACACCGGCATGATGCCGGCTGTAGCTTCTTGATTGAATTCCATGCGAACTCTGCATGCTGGTCCACGGCAGGACAAGCTTGCAGGTAGCATTTCGTTTCCCTACTAAGGTCGACACAGTTATCCGAAATTGGCTCGAATTTCGGTGCCTCGCAGTTGTAGAGGTATTTCCAAGTAGCTACCGCTTTCCAAATTGTCTCACAGAGACGGGAACGGTAAGCTCGACAAGAGCGTCGAGTAGCGTACGCTTCAGTAAACGTCATCGTAAAACCAACGGTTGATGACGGCAGGCTGGAAACGCTTAAAGTCCTAATGTG